GGCCGCCCTTGCGACTGGCTCAAGGACATGGTCAGTAGGGGGATCGTCTCTGAGGTGGTAGGCCAGTTCACCGAGGAGGACACAGGGCTCACGGCTGACGAGCTGGCGCAGATCGTCGCTGAGACGCTGCCCGCCCAGGTACCGCAGCGCTGCTATGGGCACTGGGACGGTGTGACGCCCAACCGCTACTTCGCTGCCTGGTCTGACGATCTGGTGTTGCCGCTCGAGCATGAGCTTGGCGATCGGATGTGGGAGGTGCTGATCGGGATCGACCATGGCGAGGGAGCCAAGAAGCAGGTCGGGCTTTTGCTGCTCTTCGACGCTGACTCTGGCGATCTGGTGTGCTGGGATGAGACGATCAGCGATGGCAAGACAGATTCGCTGCGGGATGCTGTGGCGATCGTGGATATGCTCGATCGCCATGGGATGGTGCCTGAGCAGGTGGACGATGCCAGAGGCGATCACAACAGCGCAGGCAAGAGCGAGGCGGGCTTGATGGCGAACCAGCTTCTTGAGCAGGCAGTGGCGAAGCACCTCGGCCTTCCTGCTCATCTGCCGCCGATGTCGATCCGCAATGCGCGCAAGGGGCCGGGATCCATCGAGGCTGGCTGCGGGCTCATCCATCGCGCGATGGTGCGGGGTAACCTGCGGGTCTCGGCTCGCTGTCCGTCCTTGATCGCACACTTCGCCCATTGGAAGGGACCGCGGGACGGCAGCGCCGCCAACAAAGAGCTGAGCCACGTTGGCGATGCTGCCCGCTATGCCACGCGGGATGTGCTGGACACCAGAGAGCGCGGGCTCAGGCTGCGCTTTCGCTAGGCCTCGGCCTCCTCCGTCACCTTGCGGATCCATGCCGCAGTGCTCATCCCTGCCGCCTGAGCCTTGCGCTCGCACGCTTCCCAGGCTGAATCGGTCCAGCGTGCGGCGCGTTGCTTCAGGCGCTGCTCAGCGGGGATGGGAGGCCTTCCCAGGCGCTTGCGCTGGGATTCGCTGGCGTCCTCGATGCGGTCTTTGAGAGGGCGAGGCATCAGGCCACCAACTGGGTCAGGGCGCGCATCTGTGCGAGCTGCGTGAAGAGGACCGAGCCTTCCATGGCTACCGCGGCCTCGGCGTCATCCTCGGACACGATGGAGACGAGGCTCAGCCCCATCTCTAGGTGCACCTGATAGTCCGCCAAGTCTTGCGCGCTGACCTGCCCCGATGCGATGGCATCGCGGACGTTGGCGATGTGGGCGGCTGCGGCGATGGTGTTGGTGTTGCTCATGTTCTCTCTCCCTGGCCGCTCAGTGCGACCGTGGGTATACCCTAATTGAGATATCGCAGAAGTACAAGGGAGATATTGAAAAAAGATGCAGAACGAGAAAAAGCCCCGAAGGGCTGCTCTTCTCAGCGCGTGAACCCTTGCCAGGAGCAGGGCGGCGCCGCTGGGTCGGCCCGAAAGCCTGGCGACCCATGCTGCGCGCACTGGACCCATCCGCTGATGGCTAGGTTCCTGCGAACTGCGCCGCCACACCTTGGGCAGCAGTTGCCCGCAGCGGCCTTCTGAGCCTCTGCCTGAGCCAGCGCCATCCTGCGCTCGCTGTTAGTTCGTGGGGAGCGGCTCTTGCCGCGGTGATCGATGAAGGATGAAGATTGCATTCTCTCTCTCCCTGGTCGCGGGTTGGTTGGTGTCCCGCTGACAGGGATAGTTATACGATATCCCTGAACTGTGGTCAAGGTAGATATCGAAAAAAGATTGAGAAAGCCACAGATCGAGGATCTTGCGCATTGCAAGCGCTTCCGCGTATCCTTGCGGCGTGCAATCCCTGATGAAGACCCCTCCGCTTCCTGGCGATGCAGAGGAGCGCGATCGGCGCTCGCATGCCGCTAAGCGCCGCAGGATCCTCACGGGACAATGGGCCGCAGATCTCAGATCAGCCGTTGAGGCCTTCTTCTCTGCCGAGACCGCGCAGATGTTGGACGGCACGCTAGACCGCAGCAAGAACGTCTTGGGACGGACCGCGACAGAGATCGCCGTTCAGTACCATCGGGCGCCGCTGATCTCCGCAGAGGATGGCGACGAATCATCTGTGGAGTCCTTCGCTGAGCGAATGGAAGAGGCTGGGTTCTGGCAGCTCGCCCAGGACAATCAGCGGATGACCTGGGGAGTTCGTGAGGGTCTGATGCGGCTCGACTACGTCCTGCCTCGAGGACGGCTCCAGCTTCGCTCTGTGCCCGTCGATCTGGTCTTCATAGAGTCGGACATCCAGAGCCCTGATGAGCCGATCCGAGTCACCGAGGCGCGCGTTCGCAGCATCGCTCGAGGAGGCAAGGCCCGAGACCGCTGGACCTGGGATGTGGTGGACATCAGCGATGCAGCGGATCCGACGTATCGCGTTCTTCTGCCGCCAGCAGATCCGAACAGCAACGACGATCCCGAGGACATCACCGAGGAGATCTTAGGCGGCGAGTTCGATGGGCCGGCGTTCCCATGGCGGATCGAGGGCGCGCCCGTCCTGCCGTATCTGCTCTATCACGCCAGGCGCACGGGCCGGCTGTGGGACCCATGGCGTAACTCTGAGCTGGTCGAGGGAACCCTCCGCGTTGGCGTCTACTACACTCACCTTGGCTTCTTGATCCGCGATTGCGCCCATCCCCAGCGCTGGCTTGCTGATGCGGTCATTGACGGCACCGAGGAGAAGGGCTCAGGCGCAGGCAAGCGCAAGGAGGTCCATGTCAATCCAGCCTCGATCCTCACGCTCAGGAGTACTGGGGTCGGTGGGATCCAGTCTGGACAATGGGAGGCGGGCGCAGATCCTGAGCGCGTGCAGTTGACGATCCGCGAGTATGAGCGCTCGATCCTTCTGGACGCTGGCCTCGAGACCGACGACACCCAGCGAAACGGCGCACCCCAGTCTGGCTGGGCCATCGCGCTCAAGCGCTCAAGCGTCCGCGAGAAGCAGATGGAGATGGAGCCCAACTTCAGGCAGGTTGACGAGTTTATGATGTCGCTCGCCGCCGCCCTGCTCAATGAGCATGAGGCCGCGGGACTGCCCGAGAGCGGCTGGTCTATCACGTACCGCGGGCTCCCTCTATCTCCCGTCGAGGTAGAGACGAGGACCAAGCAGGCGATGTCTGACATCGAGCTGGGGATCGCCTCGCCCGTTGATCTGGTGCTGGCCTCAAACATCGGCTGGACCAGGGACCAGGGCAAAGAGCGGCTCAGGGAGATCCGCCAGGAGAACGCAGAATTCAGCAACCGAGGAGCAGGACCATGAGCGAGGGACCATCCGCGTTCTCACAGGCGCAAGTTGACAAGATGATCAAGGAGCGGACCGCGGAAGTGCGCGAGCAGCGGAACGCGCTACAGAAGCAGCTCAACGACAAGGCCGCAGAGTTCGCGCAGCTCGAGAAGCAGGCCAACGGCTGGAAGGCCCAATGGGAGGCAGGCCAGGACGCAGGAGAGAAGCTGACAGCGCTCCAGGCTGAGCATGATGGCGCGAAGACCACATGGAGCCGAGAGCGGATCCTGCTGGGCTCGCTGGGCTCGAGCTACGATGAGGATGTGGCGGCCGTCGTGATGGCGAAGTACGGCAAAGCCGAGAAGCCTGGCGAGTTCGCGGACTGGTACGCGAGCACAGGATCCCAACTGCCCATCGTCCGCGCCATCGCTCCACAGCAGCAGGAGGCGGCAGCAACGCCAGCCACCGAGGGCAGCAACGGCGCAGAGCCAGAGGCGCCGCCCAGGTCAAACGGCGCTCCGAACGTGGGCGCCAAGACCAGCCCAGGGCCAGACCAGCCGCACGCTCGAGGCAAGTTCCGCGACATGGATCAGACCAACTGGGCCAGCACTCGAGAGCGCTACGGCCTGAAGCCGAGACCCCAAAGATAATTGACAGAGGGCGGCGACTGGCCGCACTGTAGAGAACACCAACCGCGCAGCCATCAGGTCTAGCTCACCGAAACGAGCGAGGCACAAGCGCACAACAGGAGGACGATCCTCCGAGGATGACTGATGGCTGACGAGGTAACTTTTGCAGGTTTCAAGGCTGATGCTGGCCTTGACGAGATCCTTAATCGGCTGGTCCATGAGGACCTACACGATCGCGCAGATCTGATGCTGACCGCGATGCAGGTTGGCGATCTGAACGGGACCGGATCGGACACGATCAAGACTCCCGCCTTCCAGCGCAATAACGTGATGGTGGCTGCGGGAGAGAACGTCGCAGCCGTCAATCAGGCAGTAGCCAAGCGGTCCTACACGATCGCAGTGGCTCGCCAGACCATCGCATTCGAGAAATCGGACTTTGCTGGGATCCTTGGGATCGCTGGCGTCGATCTCCCTCGCCTTGTGCAGATGGTCGTGGACGCTGCGAGCTTCCGCCGAACCGACATCCTGGCGGCTCTGTTCCCCAGCTTCACGACGGCGAAGGGCACCAGCGGCGCTCCGCTGGGTCTGGATGATCTCTATGATTCGCAGTTTGCGCTCACCATCGCGCTCAACAGCGCGAGCGGTCTGGTCGCTGCTCTGAAGCCGAAGCAGCTCACCGAGATCCAGGACGATATGCGGAATGAGGGCGGCGCGGTGCAGTTCGTAGCGGCTACCGCTGAGATGCTGCGCGCCAAGGGACAGGGCCTCGCCGGTAGTTGGAACGGTTACGATCTCCACAGCGTGGACAGCGTGACGGATGACGCCACTGACTTCAGCGGCGCGATGTATGGACCTGGCGCCCTCGCCTATGCCACTGCATCCGCTCAGGAGGCCGCTGGCTCCATCCCCATCCCCGTTGGCTCGTCCATCTTCGTTGAGGCTGAGCGCACTGCGCGCGAGGCTCTCAGCGCTGTGATCGGCCACGATTACTTCGGCGCCGCCATCCAGGAGAACGCCCGCGGCGTCGAGCTGAACAGCGGGATCTAAAGGGTTTGATGTCGGGCGGGGCAGGCACAGATCCTGCTCCTCGGCCGGTCAAAAGCCTGTCCCGCCCAACACCGAGGAGTGCCTGTGTCCGCAATCGTAGGAAAGCAGATCACCGAGGAGCACCGGTCCGATGGGCCGATGGTGCCTGCTGGAGTCAGAGCCCGCGAGCCATTCTTGTATGCGGTGCATCCGCACAAGTGGCCCTGGGATCCAAAGCACGGCGACCACCTTCCGAAGCTCAACCGGATCCCAATCACTCCCGGCTGCGGCGGCGTTGACAAGGACGGCAACGACTCGTTGCTGAAAGCTGGCCTCGAGGACCACGACTTCGTCGTCATCCGCGCCAACGATCCGCGGCTCGGCAAATACAAGAACTACACCTACAGAGTGCCTCACGCTGGCGGCGCCAATTACGTCGTGAGCAAGTTCGAGATGGAGGGCAAGGGCAGCGTTGAGTCGATCGCGGGCTCGCTCTACATCGACAAGGATCTAGACGCTGAGCGCAAGTTCAAGCTCTTCCTCATCCGCAGCGGGATGATCCAGCCGCTCAACATTCGGATCCGTAAGCACTTGATCATGCAGCAGGAGCAGCGCC